ATGCCAGTAATAAGCAGATTCTATGGCTTGATTATCAAGATGTATTTCCAGCAAAAGGAGCACAATCCCCCACATGTGCACGCGCTATACAACGGTGAATACATGGGAGCGTTCGCTATTGCAGACGGCGCTTTGATGGAGGGTGACCTACCCACCCGGGCGCAAAAAATGGTTGCTGAATGGATATCGGTTCACCGGGATGAACTGCTGGAAATGTGGCAAACTCAAAACTTCAAAACCTTGCCGCCGCTCGAATGAGCGGCGGCCCACGCCGGAGGTGGTATGATGTTTCATAAAGTGAAAAGCGTTTCGGCTCTCCCCGATTTTCGGCTCCTTGTACAGTTCTGTGCGGGAACCAGCCGCGAATACGACGTTACCCAGCTTTTTGATAAGTTCCCGGCTTTTCTCGCTCTGAAAGATGATCCCGCCCTTTTTGCCCTCGTCGGCGTAGATGTCGGCGGCTATGGCGTATCATGGAACGACGATCTTGACTTGTCCTGTGACGAGCTGTTTTATAACAGCCGCCCGGTATCCACTCCTTTCGATAATCTTCTGGCATTTGGTGATGCTACCGCATTGTGGGGCCTCAATGAAAGCACCCTACGCAAAGCCATATCATATGGAAAGCTGCGCGACGGAATCGACGTGCAAAAATTCGGTAAGCAATGGCTTATAACCTTGGACGCTATGGTGCGTGAATACGGAGAACCCAAGCAATAAGGAAAGCGCCCCGGGAATTACCGGGGCGCTTTCCTTACATATTGTTTACTTTTTCCGCGCCCAGCGCTTGCAGCTTCTTCACAAGATCGGATACATAGTTCGCGCCGCGACTGGCAAAAACGCCCGTGAGCGCAATGCCAATCCATGCAACGTTGAAATTTACACCCAGTGCGGCGTAGAAGTCCGCTCCAACACCAAAGCACAGCAGCACGCCCAGCGCCACGGCACCCGCCTGCGTGGCGGTGGTTTTCCATTGCTTTTCTATGATTGCTTTTCCGAAGGTCTTGGCGTATTCGATCAGCGCCTCCACCGTTACGGCCATCATGAGTACAAGTACGATCATGTTCATTGTCCTTTTCCTTTCTATCCGTTTCTAATTTTAAGTGTTTCACAGCGCCGCACAATATCGCCCACAGAATGGTCGCCGTCGCCCAGCGCCTCGTATTCCTTGTAGCAGCCTTTCAGCGTTTCCATGCCATAGGGCGGGATTTCTCCGGCCTCAAGGTAATGCAGGCCCAAATCGATGATTTTCGCGCGCAACAGCATTTTCACGCCGCGCTCCACAGCTTTGTCCTTTTGATTTGTGTTTCGGATGCGCGCCCCCGCCCACCCGGCAAACGCCGTTACGATGGGCAGAAGAGCCGTAAACAGGTTTTGAAGGAAGTTCCACACAGCCTATACCTCCGCGACATATGCCTTGGCACTTTCAAGGCGCTTGTCCGTTTCAGCAGCGCGCTTCTCGGCTGCGTCGGCGCGCTGCACCTCTGTGTCGGCGCGACGGGCCTCCGCGTCTGCCCGAGCGTTTGCCGCCTCAAGCTGCGCTTTCAGCTCCTCTGCGCCGCCGCCCGCACTTCCCTGCGCCACGCAGGCCGCGAACGCGTCGCCCGGGGAGAGCGTCACAAGCTGGCAGCGGTCGGCCAGCACGGCGGCGTAACGCTGCACTCCCGCCACAAAGATGCGAACCCAGCTGTACCCGCCGGAGCTGCCCACCTCGGCCTGCACCGGGTAGCACACTCCCTCGGTCAGCTTCCCGCCGTTATAGTGCTTGTCCACCGCATTCACATCGGGCGCGGTGAACACCTCGCATTTGCCGCTCGTCACTTTCAGAAATTTCATGTTGTCGTCCTCGCTTTCTGTATCCGTATAAGTACCAACCGCATTCCGCACGCCTGCATAACTTGCCGGGTCTATGGCTGTGCCGTAAGCATTGCGCACTTCAAAATGCGTGTGCGCGCCGAAACTGTACCCGGTGTTGCCCATCGTGCCCAGCGCTGTGCCCGCCTGCACCCGCTGGCCGGCCCGTACACGCAGGCTGCCCGCCGCCAAATGGCAGTAGTAATATTTGCGCCCGTCGTTGCCGTCGATGCGCACATAATATCCCCATTGCCATGTCAGGCCGCCTGCGCTCTTGGATACGATACCCGCAAATCCCACTGTACCGCCCGCGACGGCGTGCACTGTTTTATCGTCGTCACCTACAATGTCAATGCCGTTGTGGCTCGGGCGGGCAGACAGCCGAAAACCAGACGTCACCCGGTTCCTGCCTTTGAAAATCATCATACGCTCGTCCTCCTTTACAGCCCCAGCGCGGCAAGCTGGCGCTCCACGAATGTGAGCTGTTCCAGCGTGGCAACGAGGTGCACTTCCTCGACAGGTTCACCCGTCGCATAAGCCACTTTCGTTACGCACTGTTTGCCGATGGAGCGCGGATAGGTGAAATCTGCATAAATGTTGGTGTACTCTTTTTCCGGGTTTTCCGCGTCGATGTTCTGCAAGGTGATTTTCTTCGTCGCCTCGCTGTCAGTCATAAGCGTGTAAAACTCGTCCAGCGTCATTGCGTCTGCCGACATGTGGATTTCAAGATAGCTGCGCGCCGTGGTAGACATGGACGGGTAACATGCGGTCTCGTGCAGCACCTCGTAGGCGCTGCCGTTTTCCAGTGTGATTTTCAGCATTTTGTGTACCTCCTATACAACATAAATTTGTGATATGTACATCTTGTGGAACGTCAGGAATCGCCAGTTAAAATAAGCTGTGCCGTTAAAACTGAACGGGATTTGAAGGTGAAAACTCTTTGCTGTGTCGCCTATCTTCATATACTGATTGCAAATATTCGGGTTATAGTCATTTGCAACGCTGGAAAGCCCGAACCAATCCTCACCGTAGTTTGCTATGTTCAGTTCATAATTTCCCACAACGTGCAACATACTGTATCCGGAAACGTTATATCCGCCGCTTATAATTTTTAGCTGCGTATCACCATAACCGCCGCGGGCTATCAGTTTCCCGTTTTCATTTTTGTTAAATTCGTAGTTGTTGGGATAGGCGCTCCAGTGCACCCAAATATTTCCGTTATTCCCTATTACGCCGTTATTGTAAATGAAAAATTGCTTTTGCCAAACAAGGTTGTTATTGTGATAAACCTTGTTGCTGGCATTACTGTTGTAATACACATTGTTCGACTGTGGGACGTTGTTGCTGTTGTAATATAGCGCCATGTCTCATTCCCCTGTTACTCACGAATAGTTAATCCGCAAATTGCCATCATAACCCATGCTGATGGCGTTGTTATTCACTTTGGAAAGCCCCACCTGGTCTTTGGTGTGCGTGTGGCTGCTGTTGGCCTTGCCGGCCAGCTTGGTGTTCATTTCCGTTTCGGTATAATATCGGTCGTCGTGGTTATGAGTTGACGGGGCGAATGTGTCGGGTCTGCCCGTTATACCGTCCCAGGGAACAGCCTCCGCATTCGCGGCTGTATGCGCTTTTTTACTGCCGTTCAACAGCGCCTTAACATCTTGTACCGCCGCATTCCAAGCGTCTTGTAGGGCTTTGGTGACGTGCAGTAGCGCGTTTTTTGGATGTGGCGCAATTGTATGCGCTGTCACCTGTAAATCTGTAATCACGGTCTTGCTGATTTTGTATGTCGCCAGTTCCAGTTCATATAGCGTTCCGCCCCGGTTGATATCTTCTTTCTGCAATGCAGGCAAGGATGCGGCCGCCTGTGTTACCAGTGCAATTTCCTGTGTGGTTCCGTTAATTCTCACGAGCAGGCGGCCGTTTTGTGTTTCGGTCGTGGCGGGCAATGTCGCCTGTATTGTTTCCGCCTCAATGACAAACACGCGGCCAAGGATAACGCCCCGGCCCGACGTAATTTTCATTTGTGTGCCGCCAATCGCAGAAGCTACACAGCCCTCCACCACGCCGCTGTCCGCAATAAGAAAATCGTACAAAAGCGCGTCGTCTTTCGGCGTTACATTCGCCCCGGCTTTTTGTTTCATTTCTACACTCATGCCCGTGCCCTCCTTTCAATTCTTAGAATTTTGTCAAGGTCAACGCGCACATACCCAAAAACGAATTTGTGCGTGTTCTGCGTCTTTTCGTATCCCGTAAGCACGCTTTGCCAGCTCTGGCCGTTTGCCTTAATCGTGACTATTTCCCCGATCCTGATTTTTTCGGGCGGAATCAGTTTATCCCCATCGTGTACGGTTATTTCAATCAGGTTGTCGAAGTCCTCCGGGGTCAAATCCTCACGCGCCCGCTGTTCGGCCTCCAGCGCGAAATCCTCCGCTCCTTCGATGTACTCTACTTTGAAAAACACAGGTGTAATCCTGCTTTTCGGTGTCTCCGTAGGTTCCCCGGTTTCTCCGTCCAGATAGTAAACAGCACGCTGCGCGGGATCGTCTTTGTTTATGTACGTCGCCTTATTTAGGCTGCCGTATGTGTCCATCAGATAGACATTTTTTTCAATCACGTTCGGTAAGTCAGCTTCAATCACTCGTCCGGCGCTGGACACCTTTGCCACCGCCGCCGCAATCACCTTTTCCTGCGGTCGTAACTCCACGGTTACAGCTACGTTGTACACCGTCAGCGCCCGCACGATAATGTCCATCAGGTCGTGCACGTCGCTTTTGATATTCAGTGCCGCTCCCTTTGTATGCGTGCACGCCTGTACACGCAGCCCTTGCACATTTTGATAGTCGTCCGCATTTTCCACAAAAGCCGCCCGGATTGTATCCGCTATGAATTGCTCCAAGTCTTTCCCGATATTTGCTCGGTCGATCTCTGTTGTAACATCAAAAATTGACATCAGCGGGGCCACGTTCACGGTTGTGGTTTTGTCCGTTTCCGTATCCATTACAACGCCTTGATAGATTACAGCGCCGTTCATGTCGGTGACGTGTGCCCAGTCCCCCCGCGCGATTTTCACAGCGCCCGGCAATGTAATCTCTGTCTTTTCGGTTGTGAGATAGTCAAATACAAGTTCCGGTGATTGAATCCCCGCGGCGGCGCGTAACGTAAAATCACGCTTGAAAAATTCTGCCTTATACAGCTTCATAGTAGGCACGCACCTCCACCGAAACATTCAGTTCCTGCGATCCCTCATGCGAGAATTTCAGCGTACTGTCCCCGGGCGGCGCATAGATAAAGCGCGCCGTGGAAAAATCGCTTTGCTGGTATACATCCTCCACCCATTCGTTTTCCGTGGTGTAGATTGCAATTTCCAGCCTGTCCGCTTCGCTGCGCACCACCAATTTTTGGCCCTCTTTAATTTCTGTCGCAACCGCGCCGGACGAAATGGACAGCCCCGCAGCTTTTTGAATGTCCAACGGGTCGGTGGTGCAGATTTCAGGGGTGGCGAGCTGATAGGCTACTTGGATGGGCGTGCCTGCTGCTTTTTGAGCGGCAAGCCATGTTTTTGCAGTCGCCGTATCTGTAACACCTAATGCTGTCCATGTGTCGGGGCTACAAATGATTTGCAAGCGATTCAGCACGTCACGGTTGAAACTTGCAGATATCCCCCCTGTAACGGTCGGAGTATCCCCGGGGTTACCATGTGAAAATTTCAATGCATACCGCGCAATTGCATTTCTGTCTAAATCAAAGCGTATCCGTTTCTGAGTATTTCCGTAGGTATCAAATACGACATCCTCCGTCCCATCCAGCTCCACAAAGCCCGTCTGGTACTTCATCAAGCACACGTCCAGACCGTTTGTGCCGTCGTAGGCGGTGCTTTGATAGTAGACGGTGAGGGGGTGTGCCGAAAGGTAAGTTTTCAATTCTTCTACATTGGTGAACAGAGAATCGTATCTTAAATAGAGCGATCTATCCCAACAACCGATTCCCTGATTTTTGTTGCTGGCAAGAATATTTGTAGACGGGAAGCGAGAAGATATGATCGGGAAGGCTTGATAATGGTCATTCAATAGATCACAAAAAATGTACGGGGCACCATCTCCGACAGCACCCCCCATCTTCCAATCCTCCGCCCCATCCAAAACAATCCGCTTATCATAGACGCTTGTCACTCGTGCCGAACATTTGTCTTGCGCCGCGCCTACGCGCCGCAAAGGACGCGGAACAGGCAGCGTAACCAGATTCTTATTTATAACCGTACTGCTTATCCCGGTCAGTTCCACAGGCGCGTCCACGGTGCCGCCTTGCGGTGTGTCTCCTAAAAACACGCTTTGCGGCTCTGGCCCATTTTTCACAAGTTCCCAGCGCGGATTGCGTGCAGGCCCGTAAATTTCAATCGTACACGGGCTTTCCTGCCCGCTTGGGTTTTGCAGCAAAATGCCCGGCGCGGTACTGTCAACATACCTGTAAGGGTATGTGTAGGTGTACCGCTTGGCCGCCGTGGTATCCGAATATGGATCAATGCGCAGCGTGGAATACCACGGCCCCAAGCGGTAAAAATCAACATTTGTCTCCGCGTATTCGTCAACGGGCGTTATTTCTTCTTTTTCCACGACAGATACGCGGACGCTAGTAAAATACCAAGCGTTTTTGGGTTTATATGCCAGTGTGATAGGGCGCTTTGCAATGAATTGCAGAAATTCCGTGTATGGCTCCATGTCCATAAACGGAATCATGCCGGACACCGGGTTATATTGCGGCTGCTCGTCTACAACTACGTCGCATTGCCCGATTCTCACGGTTTCAAATTCGATTTCCATGCCGATGCCGCTTATATCCTGCAAGCATGCGTCCGGGCGCGTCAGGTCGAACTCCTCGCCCTCATTGTTCACCAATTTGATTTCACGCATGCCACGCCCTCCTTTCTGTTACACCCGCACCGGGCGCACGCTGATTCCCAATCTGCGGTTCAGGTCGCGCGCGACCTTTTCCCCGTCGCGTGGTTTGTAGTTGTAAAAATTATTTGTCTGCTGCCCGATGCCACCGCCTGCGGGTGTGTTTTTCGCCTTGCCAGACAGCGGCGTTACCACTGCGCGCCCATTCATCAGCTTTATGTGCTCCGGGCCAGCTTCGGCCACAATGGCCTCACCTTCCTGCAGCACACCTCCCTTTGCAAGGTACGGGATATTCGGGATACTCGGGATGCTCGGATGCCATGAGCCGCCGCCCAGCCAGTCCGGCATGTCAAAGCCGATTCCGTTGAATCCGCTTATCAGCTTGTTTACGCCGTCAATAGCCATATTCAGCAGGCCAATCACGCCATTAAGCGGAGCTTTTGCAATTGCCGTGAAACTGTCGAAAATCCCCTTGAAAATCTTCTTAACACCTTCCCAAGCAAGCGACCAATTCCCGGTAAATACACCCTTTACAAAGTCTACGATGCCGGAGAATACCGTGCGAAGCGCGGTGAAGATATTAGACACATTCGCAAAAAATGCATTGACGAGATTTCCCAGCACGCCGAAACGTGTTGTCCAGTCTGTTGTAAACACCGCAGCAATCCACGCTGTAAGCTGTGAGAATGCGGCCGGTATTTGCACGGTGAAAATATTCGCCAGATAGTTAAAAAACGCCAGCGCGGCGGCCTGTATATTCTGCCAGCACATCAAAATAAAGTTTCTGAAATTCTCGTTTGTGTTCCACAGGTAAATCACCGCAGCCACTACCGCAGTGATTAGCGTTATAATAATCCCGAATGGATTTGCAGATATAACGCCCCACAGTGCCTTTATCCCTTTTGTAAGGGCCGGTATTTTCCCGGCGATCGTTCCACCCAGCGATATAATTGAGCCTACGCCTTGCGCAAGTTTCCCCAGCGTAATAAGTACCGGGCCTATGGCTCCGGCTACGGCCACAAAGGCCAGTATTGCAGTTTGCGCTCCCGGGCTTAACTGGTTAAACTTGTCCATGACGTTCTTGACATACTGCGCCAGTTTCAACAGCCAAGGGCCAGCCGTTTTCGCAATGGTTTCTCCTACGTCATGTAATGCGACTTTCAGCGTTTGCTGCGCACGGGCAGTGTCGTCCACCTCGTCCACGATCATGTCGTAAGTACCCTGCACCGCGCCCTCGCTATTTTTCAGCGCTTCTACATATTCATCCACGGCGAAGCGCCCGCCTTGAATCGCGTCCGCAAGATCGGGGCCAGCTTTTGCGCCAAACACTTCAATCGCCATCGTGGATGCCGTTGCGAGGTCTGGTGCTGCCGCGATTTTGTCGAGCACGTTCTGGAACTCTACAGAAGCGTCTTTTCCCTCTGCCGCCCAGTTCGAAATAGCCTTTTTCATACCGCTGAACGCGATTTCGGTATTTACGCCTGCTTTTTCCCATCCAGCGAACAAGGCTATGCTTTGCTGCGTATCAAGTCCCAGTTGGCGCATTGGCGCGCCGTACTTTGCGAGATTGGTCGCCAAGGTGTCCACGGAAATGCCCGATTTTTGCCCCGCAACCGTCAGGGAATCCAACACCGAGCCGTAATCTTCCGCAGCGATTCCAGCGTCCCCCATGGCCCTTGTAACGAGCTGCACAGACGTGTTCACGTCTGTGCCGTTTACCTTTGCATATTTCAGGAATGCCTCGCTTGCATCCCGCAAGGCATCCCCCGTGAACCCCAAACGTGTGTTGACTTCGCCCACGGCCGCGCCCGCGTCCGCAAACTCGCCCGGAATCGATGTTGCCACCTCGTTGAAAACATCACCCAGCGCGGCGGCTTCTTCGCCTGTCGCGCCTGTTTTTTGCATCACTACATCCAGTCCGGCATCCACGTCATCCATGGCCTTGACGCTCAATGCCGCAAATCCCGTAACAGCAGCCGTTGCAGGCAGCAGGCTTTGCCCCGCTCCCGACATTTTCTCGCCAAACTCGTTTACTTTGCCCGCCGCTTCTTGCATGACTTGCTTTGCGACGCTGCCAAACTCTTTTTGTTTTTCCTTGAGATCATCGAGGCGCTGTTCTGTTCGTACAAGTTCCTGCTGAAATTCCAAATATGCGCCTCGGTCGATATCGCCTGCCGCATATTGCTGCTCGATCTGGCTCTGCGCTTTGCTTAAAATTTTCAGCTTATCTTCAGTGGCTTTAATGCTGTCGGCAAGGATTTTCTGTTTCTGCGCCAGCAAATCGGTATTGCTCGGATCGAGTTTTAGTAATTTATTTACTTGCTTCAGCTCGCCTTGCAGATTTATGCTGGTTCGTGTTACTCCGTCAATTGCCTCCGTAAGCCTTGTGGCATTGCCGCCGATTTCAACGGTGATTCCCTTAATTGTCTTTGCCGCCATCTATTCCACCACCTTCGTTTTTCTTCCCGTACTTCTCCCGCAGCCTTTCCACATCCGGCTCCACTTGTTCCAGCCTCCATGCGTTGCGCAGGTATTCTTCCCCTTCTTCCGTTTTGCTGTACATGTACACCACCGCATCATGCAGGAGCGTCCAGTACACAAACACATTCAATTGCATCACGTCAAAAACGGAAATCCCCGCATAATCCGCCACGACCTTTTCTTTCAGTGTGGTGATATCATACGGGATATCGTCCTCGCCGCCTGCGGGATAATACGGGATTTTCAGTTTGGGGCGCTCTTTTTCTCCCCTCTTATCCAGCCCATATAATCGTCAAGGAGTGCCATCATCTGGTCTGTGTCCATCATTTCCAGCACGCCCTCGGGCGTGATCCGCACCTTTTCCCTGTTTTTACTCAACAGGCGGGACACGCATTCCGCCAGATGCGTGGTTTGCTCGGTTTCACACTTTGCCAGTTCTTCAAGCTTGCACAGCACTTTCAACTTTGGCGGCTCCACGTGCAGCGTGCGGCCATCCGGCTTTTTAAACTCCCAGTACCTTTTGGGGACATTCGCCAAGGTAAACATGTGCCGTCCTCCTTACTCCGCCTGAACTTCTTCGTCGAAAATAATCAGCGTGCCCTCTGCGTCCAGCGGCTCCGCCGTGATTTCCGGGTCAACGGTCGTTTCCTTGTCCTTGGCGAAGGTGATTGAAACGCCGCCCTGATTCTTCCCGGTCACAGTGATACGGATTTTCTTCCCGTCGTCTTTGGTGTGCACGAAACGCCAAAGATACTTTTTGCCGTTCGCATTTTTGATGCCGCCGATTTTGTATGTCACCTTACCCGACGTTGTGCTTTTGCGCGCCGTGGAAATCAGTGCCTCCAGCACGTTCTCCGCCCAAGTGATAAGGCCCAATTTCATGGTTGCGACTTCTTCCGTCAAAATGCTTTTTGTAACGCGCTTGAAATCGTCTGACGCTTCATAAAAGCTCGGCTTGTATTCAATAGACGCACCGCCCTTGATATGGCCCGCGCGTTTTTCCTCAACTTCCAGCGTGGAATCCTCCGGGATGGTCGCCCCGTCAAATTCCGCATAGTACAGATCGCCCGAACCCAAAATGATTTCTTCCTTTTTAGCCATTGTTTCCGCTCCTCTCTATGAATGAAAAATTGTAGTAAACAACTACCAGTGAACCATCCTCCAGCACGGCCTCGTCCGCCGTGTACTCTGTGCCATACAGCGCAGTCTCCACGATCTTCTCGCTTTCGTCGTCCTCCGGTAGGTGGTACAGTTCCAGCGTCACATTGCGCAGACGGAGAAAGTTTCTTTCGTCCGCCCCGTACCCTTGCCCGTCCGCCGCACGCCAGACAATATAAGGCGGCGGCGTAGAACGCAAGCCCCCGGCCTTAAACGCGCCGCGCCTGTGCTTGATGCCCGTTCCGTCCAGCAAGGAACGCAATTCTCTGATACTTTTTATTTGCTGCATAGTTCCTCCGCCTTTTTGACGAACTCCTCAACGTGCTTTTTCTCGTTCGGGGCTATATGCGGATGCCCCGGCACATACCCGCCATTCGGCCCCGCGTGCCCCTTTTCAAGCAGATGTGTGCGCTGGAAATTCGTTGCGTTATACACAACGGCGCGGGTATTCCCGCGCCCCAACTTCTTTTTGTCAACTTTCCAGCCTTTTTTATAATCGCCTGTCAGCTCCGGGCTGTCGTTTACAATATCCTGTTTCAGCGCCTTGGCTTCTTCGTCCACAAGCTCGTCCAAGCCGTCCGCGATATCTCCCGACCAGCTTTTCAGTGCGCTTGTGATTTCCGCCGTGAGGTCAAATTCCGCCATACCATCCCGCCTCCTGCGCCATCGAAAGCGCTGCCAATGACAGTTTGATGTATGGGCACCCCGGGTGCGCCGGGTCGTCGCCGCGCATGTGCTGCGCCTGTTCGATTTGATACAGCAGAGGTTTCCCGGCCTGCCTTATCTCCACGAATTGCCCGGCGTTCACCCCTTGCACCATCGGCACGGAAATCGAACGCGATAAACGCACTTGCGCCTGCTTGGCCGCAAAATACCGAACCGCGCCCACGATTTCTTCCCGATACCGAAGATTTTCATAAACCTTGGCCGGGGCTTCGCCATCCATGGAATCCCAAATTGTGCACAGCCCGTCGTTAAAGCTGCTGGCCGTCGTCCTGTTTTGGTTTCCCAACGCCGAACGCCTCCCTTAACCGCAGCGCCGTTATTTCGCCGCTGAAATTCTCAAAAAACAAATCACGGCATCCGTTGAGCGTATACCGGCAGAGGTCAAAAAGCAGTTCCTTGTGCTCCTCGTCCTCAAAATCCAATTGTGCGCACCCCGCACGTTTGCACAGGGTGCGCATAGACGCTTTGACAATAGACAGCATTTTCTCCCGGGCCTTTTCGTCCAGTTCCCACGTGATATCTTGACGGTTTACCCATTCTTCCAGCAAAGTGGTTTCAAGTAGCTGTCCCATGATTTACTCCTTATTTTCCGGTTTCACTCGCGGCTGCCGCATCCTGCTGCACTTTTACGGTCAGTGCATACGGTTTCAGCGCGGACACGTCCAGAAGTACGAACGCATATTCATCCATCGGGAAGCCTGCGCCGAACAACTTCGCCATGTATACGCGCTCGTCCTCGATAAAGCGCACGCTGTCGTCGTAGACAATATTCGCCTTGCGCGGGCTGCCCAGCGCCGCAAAATACTTCTTGGCAATGCCGATTACCGCCACGCCCTTCTCCAGCGCCGGGGTCTGGATCATCTTTGCCGGGATGGGCAAAACATCATGGTTGAACGTTCCGTCCGTGGCGCGCGGCGTGGTCGCGGGCATAAACTTCTCCCAGTAATCGAACGGATTCACCAGCAGCAGCAGGCCGTTCACCGGACGCGCGTGCTTGTCGTCCTTGTTCAGCGGATCGCGGGCCAGCTTCGCCACGATTTTGCCCAGTTCCTCGGCCTCAAGCGACGTCAGTTTCACGGCGGTCATGCGAGGATATACGCCGCCCTGTACATTCGCCGTGTCAGAGACGTCGCGCGTCATGCCAATGGGCTTTTCCTTGCCGTCTCCATCTACAATGCCCACCTCAAGGGCAAGCGCCACAGCTTCGGACTGCGTGGCGCGCACATATGCGTCCATCCATGTGGGGCCAAGCTCCACCAGATCCTTGCTGATTGGCATATACGCTGAAAGTTTCAGTAGCATGGTGTCCACAGCGTCGAACGCGCCTTCCAGCTCTGCCGCGATCGCGCTTGTGATTTTGCCCCACACGGCAGTCTGCGCGCCCTTTTTGTTCACCAGCATCTTAATTGCGCCGTGGGTGTTCATAAAGGTGATTTCATCCAGAAGCGGATGCGCGCGCCGGATATCGTCCATCACCGCGTCGATCACGGTTTCCGGCAGCGTTACTTCCCAGTTTGTCGGCGCGCCAGATTGCGCCGCCGCAACAACGGAATTCCCCAAATCGGTGTAAGCCTTGATTTCCGCGCTTGTAAGCATGCGAACGCCACGGCTTGCCAGTACGGTTGTGTCGTGGTTTTCAATGCTCATCGCCTCGGCGGCCTCGGCCCTGATTCCCTCCTCGGTGATTGTGCTGAACGCCACAAACGCTTCTTGGATTTTCTGCTCGTCGCCGCCCTTCATGGCGCTGGCGAGGGCCTGCGCGGCCTCCATTTTTTTCTGTTTGATCTCGTCTTTGTTTCTCATGTCGTTTTACTCCCTCACATTTCTGCCAGCTTCATCAAAATTCCCGTCAAGTCCTTGCTGGCGTCAGGCTCGGCGGGTTTCTGTTCTTCCGGCTTTTGCAGCGGTATGGCGTACAGTGCAGCCGCCACAGCCTGCAGCGCGGCTGCCGCGCTGTACGCTGTTGCCTGCTGCGGGGCCGCGTCTGTTTTCGCCTGCGCCTCCTGTAATCTGCGCATAGCCTCCTGCGGGTCAATGTCATATGCGGCCAGCTCGTCCGCCAAGCCGCATTCTATGCATTGCTCCGCCGTCAGCCATGTGCCCTCGTAGCCGTTTGCGTCCATAAGCTCCACTAGCCGTTCCTCCGTCATGCGCTCCCCCGCGTGACGCAAGATTGCGGCGCGGAATGCGGTGTCGATGGTGTCCAGCGCATCCGCCGCGCTGCGAAGCTGTGCGGCATTGCCCGCCACGCTGTCCCACGCGTGGTGCACATACGTCACCGCGCTTTTCGGCATAACGACCTGATCGCATGCGGACGAGATCGCGGTGCATACAGAGCAGTTGAACCCGTCCACATACGCCACCTTGCGCGCCGGATGTGCTGCAAGCTGGTTTGCAATTGCCAGCCCCTCCTTGACGCTGCCGCCTGCACTGTTGATATGCACTTCGATGGTGTCAGACTTTGACACCGCTTCAAGCGCTTTGCGAAAATACGCCGCGCTGGTTTCGCTCGTGTGAAACTCCCACGATTCCGGGTCGATATCGTAGCCGCCGTGTACAGGGTCGTAAATGTACAGCTTGTGCGTTACGCCCTCCCCGTTTTTCTCTGTCTGTGCCTCTGCTTTAAAGCTGATTTTCAGCGCCATTGCTTGCTTCACCTCCTCCCTCGTCTTGCTTCACAAGCTCGTCGGCGGTCGATGCCGCGCCGCCGTCGCCCCAGTCGTAGTTCTTTGTTTTTGCGTACTCATTTGCCCAAGCCTCGGGGATCTCCGGGTCGCCTACCTTCCGCCTCAATTCGTTGGAATTGTAAAGCCGGGCGGCGATCAGTTTGTCCGCCTTGTCTGCAATCTCGAAAATATCCACGTGCTTGACGCAGTTCACGTCCAGCATGGCATAGCTGCCTTTTACGGCTTTTTCGCCGTACTTTTTGCGCGTGATCTCCTGCCCAAGCTGGCACGTAAGGGGCGCGACGGCGTTTGACAGCAGGCCCTCCGCCGCATCCTTGGATAGTCCAGCCTGTCCCGTGAATATTTCCTGCGGAATTTTGTATGCGTTGCACGCCCGTGCAAACTGCTGCACGGTCAATTTCTCAATTGCGGACATTTCGCTGGCGCTTTGAATCGTCGCGCCCGTTTGCGGTGTGTATTTGTAACCCTCCGTCAGCGGCAGCACGGCGTTTTTGGCTTCAAAATAGGCTTTGAAGCGCTCATTCATCAGCGTTTCCAAGTCTTTTTCAAAGTCCGGGTCTCCGCTGGCCTGCGTGCCGATCTCCAACGTGCCCCGCATGCCTCCGGCGCGCTTGTAGTTCGACGCACTGGTGCGCAACATATCACCGTATAATGCCCCCAGCTCGCCCAGCATGGCCCGTGCTTCGCTGTTTTGCGTGGTGATATAAATTACCTCGTCGGAGGTCAAACGCCGTTTTATGGCCGTGTCTCCGCGCAGGACGACGCCGAAAAACTCGTCTGGGGCCGTGGCGTGTTCCGCGCGCTGGAAGCTCTGTGCCACCAGCATTTGCCCGTTTACTTCCACCAGAAGCGCCTCGCCAAAGTACAGCGCCCGGGCGAAAAGCTCCCGCTTTAATTGCATGGCGTTCTGGTTGATATTCGGCTGCACGTTCCACGCGTAATGCTCCAGCCCGTGCAGCTCTTTGTTTTTGTGGAACGTCCGCACCTCTGCGCGGGCCGCCGTTTCCGCAATCAGATTTACACACGAAAAAATCGCAAGCTCCATCACTGCCGCGCGCGCTTCTCTTTCGCTGTAACTGGCCGTACTCACGTGCACGATCGGGGCGGCTGCGTCCTGTTCTCCGCCTAAAAACGTGCTCCTGATAAATTCAACAATCCGCGTGGCCGTCCCCTCCTTCCTGTCAGCGTAAAAAAACAAAGGACGAAAAGCCTTTCAGCTTCTCGTCCTCACCGTATCACATGTTGAGGCGGCAAAAACAGGAAGTCCACCCCCAGCCGCCCCGCTTTGACGAAAAAGAAAAAGCGCAGCCCTTCGGCTGCGCCCGCACGCCCATTACCCGGCGCGTTTATCCCTGTATTTCGGCCCGTACTTGGTGATTGCGTAATACTGCACCGTGTTATAAACCTTGCGCATATCATCCGCCGCCACCCATTCCAGCAGTTTATTTATCAATTTCAGATAATGCTCATATGTCATTTTTTCTTCCATGGTGTGCTCCCTTCTGCCCATTGCGGGCCTATCGCTTGTGAAGCACCCGGAAGCGTGGTATAATAGATTTACCGCTCTTTCGGGTGCGGTTGGGATAGAGTGTTGGTGTTGCTTGTCACGGCGGCCAGCACTCTATTTTTTTGTCAGCCGCTCGTGCAGTTCGTCAACCATTTTTTCAAGCAATTCCGTCTTTGTCTTTCCCGTAATTTCCGCGCACTTCTGAAACTTTTTCACCGTCGTTTCGGTTGCTCGGAGCGCAATCTGCCTGTTTTTGGGTTCACTTCCTGCAATCGGCCGTCCCATTCTTGGCGACACTGTATCACCTCCGATTAACGCCTAGGCATAATATAACATATGTCTAGGCGTTAGTCAATAGACAAACAGAAAACCAGCGGCCCCGCTTTGGGCCGCTGGTTTCTTGCCTTATCTGTTCGCCTGTAAACGCTCCGCCAACGCTTCACGCAGTACGCCGGATACGTTGATTTTTTCCCGGGCGGCTTCTCTGTCCATCCAGTTCGGGATCGTCACGTTTCGGCGCACCATTTTGTTGTCGTTTTTTCTTCTGTACTCCTCAAAATCCACGTCCACAAGGGAAACAATTGTTTTTCCATCTTCGGCAAACGTACCGTTTTCCGGGTGAATTGTTTCCATGCTCGACGGCGCACGCAGCGTTTCGCCCTTATCCTCCAGAAGTACGCCGCGCTGCCCTATCGCATCACGCGCCATTTCTATGGCATCCGCCATATCGGTTCCCTCTGTCAAAATTTCCAAATCCGGCACTTCGACAAGAACCGCACCCGCCGTTTCCGTGAACAAAACCGGGTATATTCTTTTTTTCATTTCGCAGCCTCCATTGCTTGTGTCTGGTTCAGTTTAGTGTTGTTTCGTAAAGTATATTCATCCGATGGGTGGGGGCTCAGTCCAGCCCCCACTTTTTCAGAATTGCTCTTGCTAATCTCTCGTTTATTTCTGTGTGCCTCGGAACCTGTTCCATGTCCTTGCCTCTGGTGTAAACATCATGGTTTCCGCCGTTCCGTGCCAACTTGAAGCCCGCATTTTCAAGTTTCTTTATCAAGTCCCGCCGCTTCATTCTTTGCGCTTTCCCCCTTTCTTCCTTTGATTATATTATACACATTTAGTGTGTATATGTCAATAGCTTTTTTGAAAATAAAGCAGCACCGGGCCGATATTTTACGGCCCGGTGCTGTTTTATCCGTAGGTATACACGCCCAAGTTCCTGGGCCGCTGCTGCTGGTACGGTTCCAGTCTGTCCGAAACGATGAACGCAGCCACAAACGCCATGAAGCCGTCCGTTTTTCGGCTCTTGGGTTCGATTTTCTCAAAGGTGACATTGCCTTTTTTATCCACAACTTGCTTTGTATTTCCCACATACCAGCGCATAAGGCTGTTTTCTCCCCATATTATCGCGTCGGCGTTAAACGCTTTTTTCAGGCTTGGGGCTATTGCGGATTGCTCCGGCAAATACGTTAATTTGTAGTTTCCGTCCTCTTTGCCCTTCTGCGGGATAAAGCCCGCTGCCTTTAAGTATTTGCCCATGAGCGTGAAGCGGTAATGGTCTATCGCGCCGTAGATGAATTTATATTTTTTCCGCTGCTCTTGCAGCCAGTCCACCACCAGTGACGGCTCCATGTCCGGCTCGTCAACAAATGTCAGGTGCCCGCGCTGCTCCGCCTCTGCAAGCGGGTACTGGATTCGGTGTAAATCCTTGCTGTGCTTGCACACCCATGTGTGTGTAATCCAGTAATACGTTCCGTCCACAAGAAACAGCAGGCCCGCCGCCATAAAGTCCGACGTGCTGGCGTAGTCAATTCCCCACACGCACGGCTTTCCCGTGAGATCGGGCACATCCCGCGCCGTGGCTTTCACATGCTCCCAGCTTGTCACCTCCGCGTCCTTATCGCCTTGCGGGCGGTTCATCCGCTTTGTCATAAATCCCGGATGCCCCACAGGATCGTCCAGCCATTCGGCGTACTCCAGCATGATTTCATCCATGAGGTCGCCAAAGTATTGCAGGCTCGGATTTGCCTTGTGCCAGTTCTTCGGGTCTTTGGCCTCGTCGTCGCTGTCCAAGCGGCAGATGAACGGCAGCATGCCGCCGTCCTCTTTTTCCCCGGCGAGAATCGCAAGGGCCTTTTCCAGTGTTGTGTCCAGCGGGCCGTCCCGCACGTCGCCTTGCGTCGTCACGATGGTGCGGCGCGGGTGCGGCACCTTGCCCAATCCCGTGACCGCTACGTCAATGAGCTTCGTGTTTTCATAGGCGTGGAACTCGTCAAAATTCACTTTGCCCGGCCGCCCGCCGTCCTTTGTACCGGGCGCGCGGGTGTGGTATTTCCATGTGCTGCCCGTCGCCTTGTTGGTGATGCTCTCTTTCGTCCAGTCGAATTTACGGCGCATTTTCGCCTCGTTTGCTTCAAGCACTTGCGTGCGCACTTCCTCAAACGATGTTTTCGCCTGTTCCTCGGACGTTGCAAAGTCGTCGATATTGTACGCCGGAATGCCGTTCACAGGTGTAAGCAGCGCGAAATTTTCAAAGGACAGATAACCATTTTTGCCCGCGCCTCGCCCTACCAGTATAAACAGGATGGGAAAGCGCGGGCGGCCATTTGGGCGGTATGTGCAGCAGTGGAGCGCAAAGCAGAATTTTTCCCAAGGCAGCAGTTGAAACGGGAAGTATTGCTGCAGGTCGAAGTACCGGGCCAGTTGTTCCTCGTCAACCTGTATCGTTTCTTTGCCGTCGAGGATTTCCAGCCATTCGATAAGCGCTATCTGATCCCGGCCCACGAGCACGGGCGCGGCGCGTACTCTTTCCGCATATTCCCGGATCGCGGTGCAATTAAAGATTCCCGTCGTCATCCGGCGTTTGCACCCTCTCTGTGGTCAGGCCCATTTGCTTTAAAATATCAAGCATGCGCTGGTTATACAGCACGGCCAGCTTGGCGCAGTCGTTTTGCTTCTTGTACTTTTTCCCCGCCGCCGATACTGCATCGACCATCAGCCCGTTTTTTCGCACGTCCGCCTGCGCTTTTTTCATCTGCTGGTAAAAAAACATATAATCGTCCAGCATTGCCTTGAATGTGGGCGTGTCCGCCCCCTTGGCTTTCAACTGCGTTTCCAAATCCGCTTTGATTTCACGAACCGATGCCACCAGCACCGCCTCCTCCCGTTTTTTTAATTTCGGCCTCGTTTTTACGAAAAAAATGCGGTTTTTTCACCGCTTTTTTCGCAAAATCCTTTGTACCCGCGCGCGTATGCTCCCCCAATTTTCCCTCGCGCACGCGACGCGGCCGGTAAGTCCTACATCCCCCTCGGTCTTTCCTAAGCCGCTTTGAGACACCCCATAGGGGGCGGGGGGCTACCAACGTTCTGGATATTTTACCACCGCCGCTTTGTGGTGTTCATGCCAATGGCAGCTATCGCAAAGCACTTCCAAATTTCTTTTGCCCCCCGGTGTGTATTCCATCAAGGCAAGGTCTGGCCGTTCCCTTACCCTGTTGACATGGTGTACTGTCAGGTGCACCACGCTGCCGTCCTCCCGCCTGTCGCCCTCTGTCACAATCAAGCCGCGTGCTTTGCAGCGCTGGCATTCTCTGTGCTGATTCCGCAGCGCACGCGCACGGGCGCGCAGCCACAGCCCTGATGTGTAGAATTCATGCAGCCTGTCCTGTGCTATAAGTTCCAGTATCCAGCACGCAGGCCACTTGTTCGGGTCGTATTGCATGGCGCTTTCCTCTCCTCTATGCTATCGCCTATCTATGCGGAAAGGAAAGGAACAGCACCCCTATAACCCGCACAGCCTGTCAAGCGCCTGTGTATGCTTATCCCTCGCCCACCGCTCTGATCTGTCCATCTTCTCGCCCACACGCTCCAAGCTATCGCCGTTTATGTAATGCAGCACCAGCACTGCGTTTTCGCTCGGGTCGTGTATCCGCCCAATCAGCGCCAGCACTTCGCCGCGCGTGCGCAGGCTCTCCTCCACATTCCGCGCTATCTCCTGTTCCAGCTTTCCAATGCTTTGGGCCGCGTCCGCCGCTTCTGCGCCCTGGCACTGCTCCAGCATTCGCCGCCGAATGCGTAGCTGGCGCAATTCTCCGGCCATCTGCCGTTCCCTCACAATCGCGTCACGGTATCGCATCAAGCTGGCTTTCATTTCTTCCCGCTTCATTCCCGTTTCTCCGCTTTGTGTCTCTGGCGTGCAAGCTCTTTCCGCGCCCGTCTGTCCTCTCTACGTTTCTTTTCTTCCGGGCCTGTGAGCCTGTCAAAAATGCGGTTGACACGTTCCCACAGTAGCGCAATAAGCATTGCTGCAATGATTCCAATTGCTGCGGCAATAACCAGCGCGGCCGCTATCGCAAGCAGCGCCATAAGCAAATGCATGCAGATGTCAAACACGTACAAAAAAGATTCCAGCATATCTTTTCCCCTTTTCTCACGTTGCAGACGCAAGGAATGCCGCTTTGGTTTCCCGTGCAATCCTGTCTTGTGCGATATTAAAATATCTCTCGTCAATTTCAAACCCGATAAAGCGCCGCCCTGTTTTAACCGCAGCCACTGCCGTGCTGCCGCTCCCAACAAAGCAATCCAGCACCAAATCGCCCGGCGCGCTGCTATTGGTTATGATCCGCTGCATAATTCCAAGTGGCTTTTGCGTTGGATGTGCTTTTTCTCCATCCGAAACACGCGCGCCGGAAGAAAACGCCTTTTCCGTCCATACGTTCGTTTCTCGTCTGATTGTCTGCGAATTTACAGCCCCATAAATCATCAGTTCGTGCGTATTTCGGTAAAAGTTCCCGGCACCGCTCATTTTGTCCCAAACAATCATATTTCGCACAGGTAGGAAGTCTGCAAATATCGGGTAATAAAACGCATACCCGCGCCAATCGCAAAAAATATAAAACTCTCCGTCCCCGGATAATACGCGCGCAAATTCCTGCGCAAGCTGTGCGAAAAACGGGCGGCTGATTGCCAAATCGTTGAACGCGCCTTTCTGTCCGTTGTGGGTGAAGCCTTGGAAGTACGGCGGATCAGTCGCCACCAGCTTAACGCTGCCTGTTTCTATTTTTTTGATGCCCTCCAAGCAATCCATATTGTAGATTCTGTTCGTTTCCAGCATTTCGCCGCCCCTTTTTCGTCTATTCGCACTTGTGCGGTTTACCGCATGCGTTATCACATGTTTTTAAATTCGTTCCACGGTATGGGCACCAATGGTACTGCGCCGCTTCTTCCGCGCTGATCGGCTGATATTCGCAATCCTCCTCTTTCCACAACTGCCCGGCCTGCCCTTCTGTCAGAGGCCCCACGATCAGGAGCCGCCCGGCGTCCTCTGCGTGTTCCCAACGCCCCCGGCGAATTTTACCCATGTAGTATAAATCCCGCACCCTGCGCGGCTGTCCGATTTCCGCCTGTGCCGTCAGATGCAGCATATCCCCCGGAAAAGTGAGCAGGCGCAGAACGTCGTGCGCATGATTCTGCCACTTTTGGCAGTACAGTTCCCAGCTTTCGCCCCAGTCTGCCGTATACGGCAGCATTCCGGCCATGTACCAGCACGCACGGCGCACCGCGCTGTCGCCGCCGTTCTCTACTTCCCATCCCACGGCCTCATATTCTCCGCTTTGGAGGCGCTGCACGATCAGGTGCGCAGGCATCAGGGCACGGTGCGCTTTTTCCCAATTGATGATTTGTTCCTCCGTGGCCGCGCTCCCCAGCCACCACTCCAAAGCAGCGCGCGTGCCCACGTCCTTGCGCAGGCGCGCCCAAAACAATGTTTTTCCCACTACCGCCATCCCCCTGTCTCATTCCAGCGTTTCCACAGGGCATCAAGCAGCGCATGCTCTTGCACATGCATGATCGGGTCTGCCTGCAAGTCTATGGCATGCCGGATAAATCCCAGCACAATGGCTGGCTCTGATATGGCGTTTGCGCTGTGCGCCGCTATCGGCTCGGATTCATCCGGCTGCCGCGCCTGCGGCAGCTCGTGGCGGTCGCACCGCGTCACCCTGTCCGACTTTTCCGTGCATTCATCCCAGTGTGCGCACGTATAACACGCACTGGTCGCGTGTTCCGGGTGCGGTTCCAGCGGCAGCTCCTGCGGTTGCAGTTCAAGTTCCGGCCCTTCTTCTTCGCCGCCTTTGTATTCCGATTCCCAGCCGGATGTATTTTCAATCGCTGTGCGTATTTCCGTACATGCGTTATCGCATGTAGCCGCGTTGTTGCAATTGGCGCAGCATCCCGGGCACCCCGCTGTCGCGCCGTCCCGGTAATAGCCCGCCAGATTTTCAGCATTATCGCAAAAACATCCGCTTACGGGGCATTCACGCTCGGCATAACGTGCGGCAAGCTCTTTGCGCTTCTGCGCCTCCCTTTCCTCCCGCGCCTGTTTCTCGGTGATTGGCTGCGGCGCTTCGGCGTGCCGTTCCTGCTCCTCCTTCGGCAAGCCCGCGAGCTGATACGCAGCGGAAAACGCCAGCGTGCCGTCCTTGATGCGCTCCATCAGTTCTGGAATCAGATTTTTGTTGACCGCCTCTAACTGCGCGATTTTGGTTTCACTGATTTCCAGTAAGCGGGCCATAGCTGTGCGCAGCTTCCCCTCTGTCAGGGGCACGCCGTTGACCTCGCGCACGCCGCCCGCCCTCAACTCTTGCAAGCAGCTTTTGAGCTGCGCCACTTCTTCCAGCAGTGTGGCCGCGTCCTTTACGCGGTAACTATTCGCCATTATCAGGTTCAGGCGTTCCTCGGTATCCGTTTTGTGCTGTTTTATCTGGCATGTGACGAGCCTGAACTGCTCATTTCCTTTTTCCAGTAAAAGCAGCATGGCGCGCCAGCGGCGTTCCCCGGAAATTATGCGATAGTCTCGCCCCTCTCCGTCCGGGTCGTATGTCACAACGATGTTTTGCAGCAGGCCTGCCGTCTGGATATTCAGCGCCAGTTCCTCGATTTCGTGCACAGGATAAAAATTCCCGCTGTTCGGATATAGATTTGTTATCTCGATGTCCTTCGTGCGGAATCGTCCGCGCGGCTCCTCCCTCACGCCCGCTTTGCTTTGCTCGTTCAGGTTTTGCAATACGCTGCGCCCGCTCATTATTCGCCCTCCCCGGTTTTCCGTTTCTTGGCCGCGACGCGCGCGGCCTCCGCCACATATCGTGCAACTTGCCTGTATGCGTCACTGATTTTACAGCGCGGGCGGTATGCTGGCAGCGGCATGCGCGCTGCCGTGTATGTTTCCCCTATGATACCGCGAGGAATGACCGCAGGAATCGCCCCCAAGCGCGTTTCACGCGCCAGCCACTCGTATACCTCCGCGTGCTTTTTGTTCGCTCCTGCGGCCACCAGCAGGCCAATAGCAAGCAAATCCGGGTTGAGCTGCCGCAGTTCTTCCAGCCGTTCTTCCGCATTCGCTACGGCATCCGCTTCAAGTCCGCCCGGGCGCATGGGCACAATCCACATATCCGCCGCCACCATAGCGTTAAGCACTGCCATATCCATGAGCAGGCCGCAATCTATCACAACGTAGTCATACCAACCGCGCGCAGCGTGCAGAGCCTTTCGCAGGCGGTGCACCTGGTCTTGCACGGTATCCTGCAAAATGTCGGCGTTTGTGTTCATCAAATAGCTATTCGCCGTGAGGATGTCGAAATAGTAATCCTTCCGAAACCGTTCCAGTGTTACAGGCAGCGCAGCTTCGGTTATTTCTCTGTTTCCCTCCAGCACGTCCACGGTGCCGCTGTGCTCCGGGTCGTACCGCTGGACGAGCTGTGAGGCATTTCCTTGCTGGTCTGCATCTATCAGCAGCACGCGCGCCTTGTGCTCCTCCGCGAGGATATAGGCCAGAGAAACGGCGGTTGTCGTTTTCCCAACGCCGCCTTTTTCCGCTTGTACAGCAATTACAAACATGCTTTTGCCTCCTTTTCCGCTTTGGTCTTGTATATCGGCGTATATCGCCCCTCGATGTAATCCAGAATAATGGCGGCTGCGGCCTCCCAGCCCCGCGCCACCTCCGCCGCATACCCGGCGCGGCGTAATTCTTCAAGCCAGCGGTCTTGCTCTGCGCTTACTGTGCCGCCGCTGATTCGTTTCATTTCCACGAACAGGCCGCAATAAAACCTGTTGTCAAAACCGCCGTCCGTGCGCTTTGTTTCAATCCATTTCGCTTTTGGAAAAAATATGTCCGGCACTCCGGCTTTTACGCCCTCCGCTTTGAACCGCGCCGCCTCCGCTTTGCCGCGCTTTCCGCCGTTCGGGATGTGGAACATCAAATCCAATTCCGGGTATTTCCCGCTTTGGAACTGTGCCCATCGGAAAAGTGCCGCCTGTTCTTCCCCCTCTAATTGGCACGGGATTCTATACATATCCGCCCGCCTCCGAATCTCTCAATACTTCCAATGCCGCGCCGTCCCTCACTTCATAGGTGCGGTCACGAAGCGCTTTTTCGATCACCCACACCTGCACGTCCGCTCCAACCACAAAAAGCGCGTCCTGCCCCGCGACACGCACTATGTCGCCCGCCTTGATTCGTCGCCCGTTACAGTCCGTCATATCCGTGTCAAACGGCATCGACCGGGCGCGGTCGTCCCAGTATTCCGACGCGCCGATTTTTCGCGGGTCATTTCCATACCGTTCACGCCATTCCGGCAGGCTCTCGTTTACCGCGTCGAACTCCAAGCCCCAGCCCTTGCACGCATCCAAGGCTTGCTGCAGCATTTCTCCCTCTCTACACGTCCACAGGATAAGGGCCGCGCCGTCCGCCCGCTCTTTCAGCGCCGCCTCGATTACGCGCCAGTTCGGCGCGCCGATTCCCGGCCACGCACCCGGTTTGCACAGGCACCCGTCGAAGTCTATTGCAATTGCACGGCGAAGCGGTGTGCACTCTTTCGCTTCGCTCATTTCCTCGCACTTCCTTTCCCGTCCGCGAGGAATCCCGCAGTAGTAAACGCCGCCCCAAGCAGCGCGCCGAAAATCATTGCCGAAATTATGTGCATTTCCGTTTCCTCCTCGGTTTTGTTCTTTGTGTTCGCCCGCTGCCTGTCTTTATCAGCGCGCGGGCGGGTAAATTGTGTTTGCGCCCGCGTGCGTCCACGACCTCACCCCATTCCTGCGGCCCTCGCGGCGTTTCTACGGTATACAGGCGCGTCACGCGGCAAAAGCGCCCCGTAATGGGCGGCACGGGCATCCCTTCCAGTTTTATGTATTGCACCGTTACTTCGTCGCCCGGCTCCGCCTTTTTCAGCAGCCGGGCGGATATGTAAAACTGCTTATTGCAGCAGTTCGCACGGGCGTTTCCCTCCAAATACCAGTACCCCGGGAACTTCTTTTCCATTGCCGTGCGGATCGCGTCGCGGTCTTTTGCCATTCGCCCCACGGCGGCGGCGCTGAATTTGGTGTAACTCTTTTTTTCAGCGGCTTTCCTTAATCCGACCGAAGAAATCCACTTTTTTCGACCGCGCGGTGCCTTGGTGGTATAGAAGCCTACACCGTTCAAGGCGTTTTCGTCGTAGTCCAGTTTTCGCAGTTCGTTGCGGTCGCCCAATCCCCACAGCTCCTCCACTTCTTCCATCGGCATGGCACCGTCAAAAAAAACATGGTGGTGGCACCTGATTCCTTTTTCCTCGTCCTCCTGCCACTCTATTACCCCCACGTACCTTGTGGGCGGCAGTCCCATCCGCTTGCGGCGGCGCTGGATTCGCCGGATATAATTCCGCATGTTGTTCAATGCCTCGTCATAGTCCAGCGGTTCGCAGCCTCTGCGGTATGTGAATGTGCACCAGAGATCGCGCGGGCCAAAATTCTCGTTGATGGTGCGCACGCATTCTTTCTGGCTGTTGCGGTCGTTCAGGTCTTTTTGTGCCGCCGTGTTTTTCTTGCGCGGAATGGTCGCCGGAAGTTTTGTAAACTCCGGGTATATCTCCACTTCCAATTGATTTCCTGCTCTGATTTCTTTTGTGGCGTGCACGCATTTTTTTCTGTCCCTCAATAACCGGGCCACTTCATCAGCCGCCAGCATTTCGCACGAATGTTCAAAAGCCGATTCATAGTCATACGGGACGAAACCTGTTTTCTTTTTTCTCTGCCCTGTTCCTTGTGTTTTCATCATTTCCCCCGTGGTTCACTTCTTAGGATTCGATTACAAGGCCGCATGCGGCCTTGCTTGGCCGCTGCTTTTTCTTGACGATTGCGGGGGAATGCGGTATACTATACGTGTACTGTACAGCCTCATTTTTCCCCGCAGTTACCCCCGGGCGCGTTGCTACCGCGCCCGGGGCTTTTCTTTTCCTCCGTGGCCGCCCGGGAAACGTATCAACTTGCGGGCTGCGGCCTTTTCCCGCGCTATTGCTATATACTCGTTTTCAAATGCGTATCGCTGCTTGTCCGATACCGCCGCATGCTGCGGCACTCCCACACGGCGCTTGTATTCCTCAAACGCGCGCGCCACTGGGTCGTCCGTCAGCGAAAGCAGATACCCGTACCGGGCCAGTGTCCCAAACGGTGCGGCATGGTCTGGCGTATGGTCGAAAATTCCGTTTTCCCACGCCTTGCGCTGGCGTGCCTCATGGCGCTCCTGCCAGCTTTCCCGGCGCGCCCGGCGCGCATAATATGCCGCACGCTCTAAGGCGTAGGTGTCACGATCCCACATCATCCCTGCTTGCAGTTTTTTGCAGGCGCGCGGAAGTTTGTGAGCGCCGCATCAAGCGCGGCCATGTAATCCAGTGTTTCAAGTGCCAGTGCTTGAAGCGCCTTTACTTTTTCCATGGCGGCATCTACTTTGCTTGTGTCAACTTCGATGGTTACAAAAACCTTTATTGGATCTTTCTTCGGCGGCGGACAGGTCAGGCGGGCCGCCGCCTCCCGGTACAGGCTTGCATCCTCAAAATTTGCGCAGTCTGCCGAATCCAGCAGCGCCGCAGCAATATCCCGCCTGCTCATATCCATGTAGTGCGCCGCGCTGTCTCTCGCGTGTTCAATCATGCTGCTGGCTCCTCCTTTTTCTTTACCGTCACGGTTATAACGGCGTTCTCTTTTTTCGCCAAAATCTTCGCCAGCGCTTCATATACGCGACGGGCATTCAGTGTTGTGCTCATAACGGCTCCTTTCTGCCCGCCTGTTAGGCGGGCTTTTTCTCTGTGCCGCGCTCCTCCATGCAGCGCGCCATATACCCCAAAACGTACATTTTCATATCGTTGGGCAGCTTTTCAAAATCCTGCGCCGTCTGCTCCACGATCTCGCGCTTTTCGGGCATGTCCTCGCCTCCTTCCCGTTTTGCGTTCCCGTTTCGGCCCTCCGTGGGCCATCATCGGCGGAGCGGATTAGCTCCGGACGGGCCGTCACAAAAGACGGCGTATTATTCGTATCTGTAAAAATTCTCTCCATATATGCCATTTACCATGTCGAATACTTTCGCATACCCTAAGCCGCGTTTATTTGGCATCCATAACCTTTTTCCGTCCTCCTGTGTCCACTCCCCGCCGCCCATCATAAATTCATATTGTCGCGGGTGGGTGCGGCGAAGCCGCTGGAAACGTGTTTCTCCTTTTTCGAGGTGCGCACCAAACGGGCAGAACATGCACCCTGTCCTCTCGCATCCCGTACAGCGCAGCGGCGCATCGGGTGAAAACGGATTTTCCTCATATTCATTTCCGTCCGCATCGGTGTAAACAAGGTCGCCGTACACGCTGCATATTTCGATGTTCTCCCGCTTTATGTAGTGCAAGATATCCTGTTCGAGCCATGCCGAAAGCGGGTTGCTTTTCGCCTTGCCGCGCGGAGAATCCGAAAAAGTATTGCAGCCCTTACCAATCCACCAAGTAGTTCTCAAAACGCTTTCCGCTGCCGTGGTGCCTGTGATCGGGTAACGCCCCGTAGCCCGCTGGTATGTTTGCATCGGGCGCTTTTTCATTGCTCCGCAGCATTCATCCGAAATTTTTATCGGCAAATCCATCAATGGCAGCCATTTAGAGTAATCGAATTGGCTGCGGCCCCCATCATTTCTCCGATACTCCCCATGCATCCGTTTCCAGCGTGAGCCTCCCGGCGTCCGTTTCGCATTTACAATCGCATTACTCACCGCCTTTGAGATCAGCGGATAACCGTAATGCCGCAGCACTTCAAGAAAATTCATTTTCGGGCGAACGGAAACAACATTTTCCTGCCGCATGGCAAATTTCTGAATTTCCGGGTATTCGAGGCCGGTATCTGAAAACACGCTCGGAATATCCTGCAACAGCCTGCCCCCGCGCGCCGGGTATTCGTGTTCAATGAGATATTTCAAAACCGTGCTGTCCTTGCCGCCCGAAAACGAGATATGGCAATTCCCATGCTCCCGCAGATAGAAAATTTCTATCATCGAAAGGCTGTGGTCGATTTTCTCGTCAAGCGTTGCCGCCTGTAATGTCTTTAAGTCCTCACGTGTGTAGCGCATGGGCTTCTCCCCTTTTCTGCTTGTCCCACTTTGTTTGAACGAATTGCGTCTTAAATCGTTGAGTTTCTTAACCTTATATTTATATTATAGTTGAGAATCAGCACATTGTCAACACTTTTTCAACCCATTAAGTTTCAATTCTCAACTTTAGTTAAAACAAATACCCCGGCGTTGCATTTCCGCAAACGCCGGGGCGTGTTTGATTCTGCTTATATGATTCTATTGTAGTGCTGCGCTGTTTCGGATTATCTTAAAAGAATTGCCAATGTTGCTATTAACGCAGGAAAAAAGCCCATTGCAAACCCTTTAATAAAGGCCCAGTCTTTATCGTTCATGTGTATTCCCTCAAAGCGATACCCACAGCCTTGGCGAAAACTTGACTATTTCGAACATGCCGGGGTCTCCTTTGGAATTCCCCAATCCATTGGAATTTTTTCTCGCAGAGTACAATCACCGTTTTCATCTGCAAACCTACACTTATCGCAAGTTAGTTGCTTGTCGCAATATCCTGCAATAATCTTTGCTGCTTTTTCAGCCCTTGTCTTGTTTATCCAAAACATTCTGCAATCACTCCTTCTCCACACATTTCGCATCTTTTTTCACACCGCTACGTGATCAGCCCATTCGGCCATAGTTTGAAAACTCTTTCCCGTGCACCATTCCGGCGCATTCGCCCGTGCAAGCGCCGTGGCAAACGGCGGCGGCACAGCATTGCCGCAGCGTGCAACCTGTGCACTTTTGGGATATGCCTTCCCGTAGCAATCAAACTCTATTTCATAATCCGGGGGAAAGCCCTGTGCATTGTACAGTTCACGCGGTGAAAGCATGCGTAAACCAATGTCTACAATCTGATACTCTGTGCCGCTGATCGTTACCAGTCCGAAACGGTCGCGGCTGGTAATTGTGTCCAGCGGCTCCGTAAGGCTGTGCGCCGTTCCCTTGCCATAATATTTAATAAGCAGTGCACGCACTTCTGCGAAGTGGCCTGCGCCTGCCGTGACGGTATGTAGCGGCTCTGTCACCGGCTGCCCGGTACAGTTGTTGTTTAGCTGCACGATGTTGGCTGTGCAAAGGCTGTTATGGTCTATCGCCGTTATGGTGTCCACCGGGGCGTCTGCCGCGCTGCCTGCTCCTGTATATCCGCCCGCATAGTATTTGGACAAAAACGCCGTTACCGCCGCATGTTTCTGCCCGGACACTACCGTGCCCAGCGGTTTTTCCAGATCGAGGGCGCGCGGGGCCTGTCCCTTACGCTCTCCGTATCCCGTCTGTACCAATGTTGCCGCCGCCAAGCCGTAGCGGTTGGATGCGTCTACCGTTTGCAGCGGTTCCACGACATTCTGCCCCCGGTGTTCTTTTTCGCTCTGCTCGCTGTGATACTGTATCAGCGTAGGGCAGGCAACAAAGTGCCTATTTTCCGTGGTCACTGTATGTACTGGTTCTTCCGGCGAACTTCCTACGTTATTTTGGTTATTACACATGATATAAGGAGTTACCACGCCAAACCCATGTTTTGCCGTAAGTGTGGGCAGTGGTTCTGTGATCTCCTGCCCCCGAAAACGGTCTCCTGCATGATTCACCTGAACAATAAACGGATCCGGGTTTTCAACGACGAATTTCTGAATACCACGCGCAATCCGGCGAAGCGTGTTTTCTGCCAGCGGCTTTTTTCTCTCAAATATAGACGGGCACGGTTGCGTCCAGTCGATGATTTCCGATGCCGTGCGCCATGGCCGCAGCTTTCCGCTTTGCACGGCGGCACTGCGCGGGTCGCCGTGTGTCGGCCGCGGCCATACAATTGGCTTCCCATCCCGGCGTGCAAGCAGAAAAAAGCGGCGGCGCGTGGTCGGCGCTCCGTAATCGCATGCCGTCAGCTCCCGCCATTCTACCGTATATCCCAGCTCCCGCAGTTCCTTCACGAACTGCCGAAAGGTTTCGCCTGCACGGCGCTTGTCCGGCACGAGCTGCTGTTCCTGATACGCTACGCGCTCCCCCGGTGCCGCCACAGTGCCGTCTTTTTTCAGCACCCGTCCTGTCTTTTTGTCGCGCGCGGCTACCAAAGGCCCCCAGGTCATAAACTCCACAACATTTTCCATGCTGATAATACGCGGGTGCACTGTGCCGGCCCATTTCAGTACAACCCATGCAAGGCCCCGTATTTTTTTGCTTACAGGTTTTGCACCCTTGGCGCGGCTAAAATGTTTGCAATCCGGCGAAAAGTGGGCCCATCCCACCGGACGGCCTGCGCATGCCGTGCGCGGGCCTACTTCCCATATGTTTTCGTTGTAGTGCCTTGTATATGGATGATTTTTCTTGTGAAGCGCAATAGCGGCTGCGTCGTGATTGATTCCAATATCTACCGGGCGTCCTATGGCAAGTTCAAACCCCGTGCTCCATCCCCCGCCGCCGCAAAATCCGTCCACTGTGATTTCATCTGTAAAACAGGTTTGTGCTGTCATTACTGTACCCCCATTTCCTCCAGCGCGGCCTCGGCGGCTTCGCGGGTTAGAAATACGGTTTTGCCGACGTTGTTCAATTTGTATCGAGCCGAGCTGCCACAATTACCTCCAGCAAGAATCAGGCCCCATCCTAAATCTTTTTTTCGAGTGGCTTTCCAGTTAATTTCACTGACTGTTTTTGATCTTACATACGGCTTGTATTCATGTTCGTAATCGCCAGGGTTAATTACATATACCGTATCCCCAACATCGCACGGCAGCACCACAAGCCGTCCCTCTTTCTTCGCCTTCGCCAGCTCGCGGAGGCGGTCAACGGGGACACCTTCAAACTCCTTGATTTCCGCAATGGCCTTTCCCATGCTTGCGAGTTTCAGGTGCTCCACTGCCTCCGGCACCAGCCCGGTTTCCTCATAGGCGGCGAGGCGGACAGTTTCTTTTCCAGAATACTCAGTGTCGCCAACACGCATACGCCATTTTCCACCGTCAAAGTATGTATATCTCTCCATGTCAATCCTCCCGGCGCTTGCCGTAGCTGCAAAAATCGTCTGGATTTTCTCTGTCCATATGATGGGAACACCATCCTAATCGAGGTTTGTTATAGTTTCGGCACTCCCGGCAGTAGCACGCGCCTGCCGCGTGCACCGGGTCGATGGCGGGGGCATTCTCCACCATCCCATAGGCCAGATCGATTGCCTTGTCATACCCATCGGCCCAGCTTTCGGGTGGCGCTCCGCAGCCTCCGGCATCGTGCAATCGCTGCATGAGTGCCTTTCTGCTGATTAAATCATCTTTTTCGCTTGGCTCTAGCCGCGAAACTACCGACGAGGCGGGTTCTTGCAACTGCTTTTTCAT